TAATCTTATGCAAGCTTATGGTCCTTATGTGCATGAACTAAACAAGAATAATAAAATATACAATGTTGGAACAATAGGTGGTAAATCAGAATATGTGAAAGACTTGGTATTCAATATTTTTACTAATGCGTTACATCGACCTATTGCTATTTGTGACCAAGCTGTGTACAATGTTTTAATCCAAACCCAACCTTATAAATCAATTACTTATTTTGCTGAACAAGCTAGTGCATGGGCCTGTCAAGCAGGAACAACTGTTGATCCATCCAAAATTGGCCAATTTATACATTTTCTCACAGAACAGGTGCCAACATTTGAAGATGGATTAGTTAAAACATATTTAAAAGATACTTTCTGTATTGTACATCAATATGACAGAGTGCCAGAATGGAAAAAGTTTGTACAAGAAAAGTATGGCCAAGAAGATGAATCACAATTTTTTACTTATAGGACAACATAATGAGCGACACAATTACTTTTAATACTGAAACACAAGCTTTTGGCCATCACCAACCAGTTTTCAAATGTTCAGGTTTTGGATTAGGAAATCTAATCAAAGATATGGTACATCCAAAAGGCCTTGAGATTGGGTGTGACATTGGTGATACTTCTAATTTTCTATTGGATGTTAATCCAACACTACACTTAACAACTATTGATCCATATGTTAATTATGTTGATTGGAATGGTAATCCATTAAATGAACGGGAAGAAATTTTCAATAGAGCAATGAATAGATTGGCAGGATACAGTAATCGTTTCAACCTTGTTCGCCAATATTCAGATGATGCTGTTACTCTATTTGATGATGAACAGTTTGATTTTATTTTCATTGATGGTCTTCACACCTATGACCAATTGAGTAAAGATTGTGCTAACTATTATTCTAAGTTGAAACCTGGTGGCATTTTTTCTGGCCATGATTATACTGCAATCAAAGATATAAACAGAGCTTGTACCGAATTTGCTGCAAAGGTTAACAAGGAAATTTTAACAACTGAGTGTGATGTTTGGTACTGGATAAAATGAAAAACTGTATAGTATTATCGGGTCAATATAGGACCTTTGAGAAAACAAAAAAGAACTTAAAGCATTTCATAGAAGTGAATGAAATGGATGTTTTCTGCCATCTTTGGTCAACAAACCACGAAGAATATGTTGATATTGTTGAAACTTTGAAACCTAAATCTATCATTGTTGAAGATGCATCAAAATACTCCGATGAATTTAGGTTGATTCAAGAAAGAGCATTTGCAGCTAATCCAAAAGTGACTACCGTAATTGATGATATTGCAAAGAATGCTTCTATGAACTATGGTCGTAAAATAGCATTTGAATCAATAAAAGACGAATATGAAACTCTAGCCTATTGTCGTTATGATATTGGTTTTGAATATATCTTTAAATATGAAAATGTTGACAGAGTACTGACACCTGAAAATGAATCGTATAATTTGATTTCTGATATTTTTGCAATCATGCCTTTTACTGATGCACCAAAGTATTTTCTATATGATAACTATGAACATCTTTATTCAACACAATTTGAAAATGATTTTGAAACTTGGTTGAGAATGATAAAACAATATCCTGAAAATGATATTAAAATACACAAAGAGCAAAGATACTGTCCACATATGGCTCTATTAAGAAATCTACATAACAATAATGTTAAGTACAATACAACAACAAAACTACCAGTGTTTCTACAAAGATGAAAATAGCATTATGTTTCTCCGGACAAGCTAGAGCCGTAAAATCTGGTTATGAATATTATAAGAGAAATCTTCTAGACCATTATGATGTAGATGTGTTTTTTCATACTTGGAATTTTACAGGTTTAGAAGAAATGATTCACTTATATAAACCAGTCCTTCATGACAATGAAGAACAGTTTGTTGTTGAAGCAGATGCAGTATATACAAATACACCAAACATGGTAAAACATCCTCCAAGATTCACATACTATATGTTACACTCAGTAAATCTTTCCAGAAAACTGATGGAAATTAGTAATGTTGAATATGATTGGGTGGTTAAATCAAGAACAGATTATGCTTTGAATGTTAAGATTCCTTTTGAAGAATTGGACAATACAAAACTTTATATTCCAAATTGTAGAATGGTACCTGAAAGGGATTTTGGTAATGACCAGTTTGCCTTTGGTTCAAAAGAAACTATGATTAAGTATATGTCAACTTTTGAAAATATGGACAAATATTATAACGCAGGTGCAATATACATTGGTGAAAATCTGATGCAGGCTAATTTGCATGAATACAATCTACATGGTGATAAACTTGTATATGTTAATATGAATAATCCATTTCCTCCAGGTGAACATAATGGTACATGGCATTCTTTGATTCGTGATGGTGTTGAAGAATGGCGAAAATCTTAAAAGAACTATCAGGCCATTCAGGTAGTAAAATTTATCTGATGGAAGATGATACTGGCCTGTTTGTTCGTAAAGTAGGCAATACAACCAGAAACATAAAGAGACTTAGGGCATTGAAGGCAATGTCCTATGCTGTTCCACAGATATACAGAATAGATGGTGACTCATTTGACATGGAATACATCCATGGATTAGACATGAAGAACTATCTAACTTCAAACAGCACAAAAGAATTGGAGACCTTTCTATTATCTGTTTTAAAAAAGATGACGAATATTTGTACAGATACTCGTTTTGATTTCACTGGAATTTATGAACAAAAACTATCTTGGTTAGATTCAAGTCATGGGTTTCCTTTTACTAAAGAAGAACTCATTGCCAAACTGCCAAAGATATTACCAAAGACTTCATACCATGGCGATTTTACACTAGAAAATATCATTCATTCTGAAAATGGATTCTATATGATTGATGCTGTCAGTATAGAATATGAATCGTACATATTTGACATTGCAAAACTTAGGCAAGATTTAGAATGCCGTTGGTTTTTGCGTAACGATAATATAAGATTGGGTGCAAAATTAAACGATTTACAAAACAAGATTTTAGAGGTATTTCCTGAGGCCTCTGATGATAATTTGTTGATATTAATGTTATTGAGAGTATACCTACATACTCAGAAGAATGATTCGAACTATAAGTTTATTATGAAAGAGATTAAAAGATTATGGAAATAATTGTACCCGCTGCTGGACTATCCAGTAGGTTTCCTGGAATGAAACCAAAATATCTTCTTTATGATTACAAACATAAGATGATGTTGCAGAGAGCATTAGAGCCTTATCTGGATTACAACATCACTATTGGTGTTTTAAAAGAACACGATGAGAAATACTATGCATCTGATTTCATCAAGCATGAGTTTGGTGACAAAGTTAATATTATAGTATTAGATAAAATCACAAATGGACCGGCTGATACTGTATATCAAATACTACAGAAAGCCAACATCAATGATGACCAAGAATTCTTGATTAAAGACTGTGATAGTTTTTTTGACCACTATCTTACTCAAGGCAATTATGTTTGTGTGTCTGATATTTCTGAACATGAAGTGTTAAACAAACTAGCATCAAAAAGTTTTATCATTTCAAACGAACAAGGAATTATTACCAACATAATTGAAAAGAAAGTTGTTTCAAACAAGTTCTGTGTTGGCGGTTATAAGTTTAACTCCGTTGGTGAATATAAAAATACATTTGAAAAAATATCAAAAGAAAAAGAAATCTTTGTTTCTGATGTAATTTCCGTGATGTTACAAAATGGTGTTGTTTTCACTGAGAAACTTGTAACAGAATATACAGACGTTGGAACATCACAGGAATGGTTTAAGTATAATGACAGACCTGTAATTTTCTGCGATATTGATGGAACAATAGTAAAATCTCAATCAAGAATTGGTGTTAATACATTTGATGATGTTCCGATTCCATTAGAGAATAATGTAAAGAGGTTATTGCAGCTACAAGAACAAGGAGCTCAATTTATCTTTACGACAGCTAGGAAAAACCAATACTTTTTGAATACAGATACGATGTTGCAGAATTTGGGTTTTGAAGATTTCACTTTAATTATGGACTTGCAAAACGCCAAGAGAATCTTAATTAACGATTTCAATGTTGCAAATCCATTTCCTAGAGCTGAAGCAATTAATATTGAACGCAATAGTGACACGTTGGATTTTTACTTATGAATCTTATTCCAGATAAAAACTTATTTTTAGTCACATCGGCGATTAAACCGTTGGATAGTGTATTCTTTACAGATGAACAAAGGATGCACCAAACAATTGATACGTTGATTTCAATTAGGAAAAAGATGCCAGAATCCATAATCATTTTGGCTGAAGCTTCATTTAATCCACTATCAGATGGCGAGAAAACTACACTACAACAATTCTGCAACGGGTACATAGATTTGTCCACACAAACAGATGTTAGAGGATTTTCCGGTGTAAAATTGAAATCACAGGCTGAAACTGCTTTACTCTTTCATAGTCTTATGATTCTAAAACAACAACCCTTCATATGCGGGGTTAAGAGGATTTTTAAATTTTCAGGCAGAACAATTTTGGATGATAGTTTTAATTTAAGTGAATATGAAGGATTATTTGGTAAATATGTGTTCAAAAAACGCATTCCAACTTGGATGCCTAGAGTTGTTTATGATGCCAGTGACCTATTAATCACTAGAATGTATTCGTTCTGTCCTTCTCTAATTGATAATTATCTAGAAGTTTTAGGTAAAAATCTTGACCTGTTGAATCATATGGACACAGAACATGCCCATTTTGTAAACATTCCTAAGAAGTATTTGGTGGAGTTTGATACAATCCATTGCACTGGATGGTTGTCTGGCAACGGACAAATTGAAAAATATTGACTATGTATTCTCCTCAATCTTTGTGGATTTGAGACATTGAATTAAAAAGTTGTATAAATAACAAATGGTAACCAGAGTGTGTTACAATTCTAAGGGCAATCAATGAAAACTTTTATTTCCTTCTTAAAAGAAGAGGCTGAACCAGAAGGTTCTGCCTTAAAACATATCCACCACGCCGAAGACCGTCCATTAATGCACGGCGCAGAAGGTTTTGAACATGCACATGGTGCTTTGATGCAGGCTCACGAACACATGAAAGCCAAAGCAAACAGCAGTAATCTGACCATGAAATATGACGGATCGCCTGCAATCGTCTTTGGTCACCATCCAAAAACAGGTAAATTCTTTGTTGCAAGCAAGTCCGCCTTCAACAAGACTCCAAAAATCAACCACACAGAAAAAGATATTGACAAGAACCATGGTCACGCACCTGGACTTGCATTAAAACTTAAAGCTGCTTTGAAACATTTGCCAAAAGTTACGCCAAAACATGGTGTTTATCAAGGCGACATGATGCATTCATCAGAGGATTTACACCACCATGACTAAAAAAGTATCGTTTACTCCAAACACAATCACCTACACAGCCCACGGTGATAACGCTAAAAAAGTTGCTGGATCTAAAGTTGGCGTAGTAGTCCACACAAAATATCATGGTTCTGATATTGGTACTATGTCTGCCCACCACGATGTTGACCACCACAACTTCAAGCAGCACAAAGATGTTCACCATCATGGCGCAGAACATGATACAGCAAAGGTTGATTATCCAGCACATGCACAGGATGAATTCCACAAGCATATGGCAGCTGCAAAAGAAATTCATGACACGCATGGTGCAAAAATGTATCATGCAACTGCCAAGCACAGAGGTGAAAATACACACTTAACGACCTATATCAATAAAACGGTTGACACGGGTGAAGTTCCAAATGTTTCAGGATTAAAAACTCATATTAAAACTCAGCACGCCAAAATGGCAGATAAAGTTAAAACAGCGGCCGCAAAAAATGCAAAGACTTCTGCAGGACAAGAACATATCAACCATATTGAGAAAAATAAAGAGCATTATCAGAATCTTTTGACAATGCACCATCATTTGGCACAAGCTAAAAATACTCTAGTTAAGCATCTAGAGGGCCACGAAGGCCATTATGAACATCACATTGGTGGTGTTAAATCTAAGCCTGAAGGATTTGTGGTTCACCATACTCCAGAGAGTGGAAAAACCGAACCAACAAAACTAGTAAATAGAGCAGAATTTGCAAGACAAAATAGATTAAAAATCCGAAAATAAATGAAATCATTTCTAGAAGTTATACAAGAAAAAGCATCTGGTGATGTTCACCATGTGATGTCCTTTGGTCGGATGAATCCTCCAACCACCGGCCATTTAAAGCTTATAGACAAAGTAAAAGAAGTTGCAAAGAAACAACATGCGGATCATTCTGCCGTAGTTGTTTCCCATTCACAAGATTCTAAAAAGAACCCACTTTCTTCTCAACAGAAAATTAAACACCTAAAGAGATATTCTCCTGGTACACACTTCGAAGCATCATCTAAAGAGAAACCAACTTTTCTACAACACGCAGCCGAATTACATAAAAAAGGCGTAACACACTTGCATATGGTTGTCGGCTCTGACCGAGTTAAAGAAATGCACGATAAATTACATCAATACAATGGAACTCATCAGGGTGCTTTGTATAATTTCAAGAAGATAACTGTTCATTCTGCTGGCCAAAGAGATCCAGACGCAGAAGGCACAGAAGGAATGTCTGGCACCAAGATGCGTGAACATGCCAAAAATAATAATTTTGGAGAATTCCGTAAAGGTGTTCCTTCCCATGTACCTGAACATCACGCAAAAGAATTGATGCATGATGTTCGTAAAGGTATGGGATTGCATGAAGATTACAGTTATGGCCGCCACAAAGCAATCTTTGTAACTGGTGGTCC